AAACCAATAAGAGCACTTTGTGACCTTGGAATAGAGTTCAGAGATAGTTATATTTTGTCAGGATATTCATTAGAAAACACAGCTAAAAACCTAGCAAAACATACCGTCAAAAAACTAATAGGCGACCTTGATTATTCATTAACCCGTCACTATAAAACCCCGTTGACACCTGATGAAATAGCTTATTGTGAAAACGATATTCAAATAATTTTAGCGTACATAAACGAGCAAATAACCTATTGCGGTGACATTGATAAAATACCTATGACAAATACAGGTCGTGTCCGTTCATACGTTCGTAACGCTTGTAACGGTCGTACGGGTGGTAAAAGTGGGCGGTCAGGTCAATACAAAAAGTATAGAAAAATAATGTCAGATTTAACCATTGATAAACCCACGTATCTACAATTAAAACGTGCGTTTATGGGTGGTTTCACTCACGCAAACGCCAACTATAGCGGTCAGGTTTTGAACGATGTAACATCAATTGATTTTACATCGTCTTACCCGTCCGTTATGCTTGCTGAAAAATTCCCAATGTCACGCTTTAAACCTATTGAAATTACATCTGTTAAACAACTCGAAGTATTTTGTTCAAAATATGCAGTCATTTTCGATGCTAAATTTGACGGCATTAAATCCAAAATATCACAAGACAATTATATAAGTGAATCAAAGTGTTTTAACCTATCAGCACCCGTGATAAACAATGGTCGTGTTAAATCAGCCGATTCATTGAGCGTAACAATAACCGATGTTGACTATCAAATAATGTCACAGTGTTATGAGTGGGAAACTTTAAGCATTCAAAACGCAAAATATGCACATAAAGCATATCTACCAAAACCTATTTGCGAATCAATTTTAAATCTATATCAAGACAAAACAAAACTAAAAGACGTATCAGGTTTTGAGGTTGAATATCTATTATCAAAAGGTATGTTAAACAGTGTTTACGGTATGAGTGTAACTGACATTGTAAAAGAACAATCAACATTCAACGGTGAAACATGGGAAACGGAAACACCTGATGTTGTCAGTGAAATACTTGATTACAATGAATCGAAAAACAGATTCTTATATTATCCGTGGGGGGTTTACATAACCGCATATGCAAGGCGTAATTTGTGGACGGGTATTATCGCAATAGGTGACGATTATGTTTACAGCGACACAGACAGTTTAAAATTACTAAACCACGAAAAACATTCAGCTTACATAAAATGGTTTGACAATGACATAATTAATAAAATGAATTCAATGTGTGATTTTTATAAATTTGACAAACAATTACTAGCCCCAAAAACAAAAAAGGGTGTTGTTAAAATGATGGGTGTTTGGGATTTTGAAGGAACTTACAAAAGATTTAAAACACTAGGCGCAAAACGTTATCTATATGATGATGGTAAAAAACTTCAAATCACAGTAGCAGGACTATCAAAACAAAAAGGTCTTGATTACATGATAGAAAAAAGTGATGGTGACACATCAAAAGTATTTGAGTTATTTGATGACCACCTATATATTCCAAGTGATAAAACGGGTAAAATGACACATACATATATTGATGAACCGCAATCATTATTCGTTACCGATTACCTAGGCAACAAAGAAATAATTCATAGCCTATCGTCTATACATTTAGAAAATTGTGAATTTACATTATCAATATCAAATCAATATAAAGAATTTTTACATCAATTATCTAACGGATACATTTATAAAGGGGTTAAACACGTATGACCATTAGCAAATATTATTCAACAACTAAAATTGTCAAAAAAGATGCAACATATAATGTCATTTTTGGTGAACGTTCAAACGGTAAAACATATGCACTGCTATTGAAAAGTATAAAAGCATACTTTAAAACGGGGGCACAATTCGCTTATGTCCGTAGATGGAAAGAAGATATCACAGGACGTAGAGCACAGCGTCTTTTTAGTGGTGTAAACGACAACCAAGAAATATCGAAATTATCACACGGTGAATTTACAGGGGTTCATTATTGGGCAGGTAAATTTTATTTATGCACTTACGATGATAACGGTAAAGTCATTTACCGTGACTCTGATGTTATAGGTTTTACATTCAGTTTGTCAGATGGTGAACATGATAAATCAACTTCTTTTCCAAACATTCAAACGGTTATTTTTGATGAATTTTTAACAAATCGTTTATACCTAGGCGATGAATTTGTTTTATTTATGAACACAGTTTCAACCATCGTTCGTAGGCGTGAGGACGTTAAAATATACATGCTCGGAAACACGGTCAATAAATATTGTCCATATTTTAGTGAAATGGGTTTGGATAAAATACCACAAATGGAACAGGGAACAATTGACGTTTACCGATACGGGGAATCAACATTAAAAGTTGCCGTAGAATATTGTGCCAGTATCGACAATAAAAAAGATAAACCTAGTAACAAATATTTTGCGTTCAACAACCCCAAACTGGAAATGATAACGGGTGGTAGTTGGGAATTGAACATTTATCCCCACTTACCATATAAGTATAAACCTAAAGATATAATGCTAACATTCTTCATTGAGTTCAGCGATAACATATATCAATGCGAGGTTATAAACATACAAGAAACGGTATTTATATTCATCCATGATAAGACAACACCCATTAAAAACCCTGATGACCACATCATTTATTCACTGGAATATAGCCCCAAAATAAACTATAATCGGAACTTGTACCGTCCAATGAATAAAATTCAAGCTAAAATCACGCAATTTTTTAAACATGACCGTGTTTTTTATCAAGATAATAACGTTGGCGATGCAATAAACAACTACCTGAAAATTTGCAAATAAGGCTTTTTATGGACACCACAACCACAGTTGAAATTATCAATAACCTAGGTTTTCCCATTGCGGTTTGTATTGCGTTGTTTTGGTTATATCGTGAAATGTTGAAAAACCAAACACAGCTTTTATCTGAGTTTAAAGACACAATTCGCGACAATACCGAAATGATGCGGGATACAAACGAATTGACAAAGTTATTAATCCGTGAATTAAACATGACAAAAAAGGTGCTTAAAGATGAATTATAACTTCAAAGACAAAGAAAAAAACGTTCATCAAATGAATGATTATATGTTAGCCAAAACATTATCAATGTTTGAGTGGGAAAATTTACCGCCAACAATACCACAAAAAGAACTTGAAAAAATGCTACAAATAAATGGCTATGCGTTCATAACAAAACATGACGGGGAATTGTATGCGTTTATGGGTGGTTTAGGTGGTAAATTGGACGCATACGGAAACCCCACAGAAATCATTATTAGTAACCCACATTTAAATTTCAATAAAACACTATCAATCGTTGACGATGGTGTGTTGATTTTCAATGACGATTTAGCTATCGGATTAATGCCGCTTTTTGAAAAGTATAATTTTATGTTAGCTGAAAATGACATCAACATGACGTTACACGGTTACAGCACTCGCATGAAAACTTTAATTTCTGCACCTGATGACCGCACAAAAGAGAGCGCAGAATCTTACGTTAAAAAATTGGTAGATGGTGAAATATCAATCATTGGTGATAATGCCATGTTTGACGGTATCAAAGTTCAATCCGCCCACAGCTCACAAGGTAGCAGCGCAGGACAGTTAACAGAATACCACCAATACATCAAAGCTGCTTTATGTAACGAAATCGGTTTAAACACATCATTCAGCATGAAAAAAGAACGTCTAATCACCGCAGAAGTTGAACAGGGTAACGATGCGTTATTCCCTTATGTCTATAACATGATGCAAAACCGCATCAAAGCCGTTGACCTTATTAACGAAATGTTTGATGTTGAATTGAATGTTGATTTCGGTAGCGTTTGGAATTTGAAAAACCGTGAGTTGGTTGATGGTATTATCGAACCAACTAAAACCGTAAACGAACCGTCACACGAACCGTCAAACGAACCGTCAAACGAACCGTTAACGGACAATGAAACCCCGTTGGAAACCCCCCCACAAAACGATGATAAGGTTGATGATTATGAACAGAAAACAGTGGTTGAAAATAGCGATGACGATAGTAAGGATGATACTGGACAATCGCAAGCAAAAACCATAGATGAATTGATGGATTTGTTGAACGATGAAAACTTAACAGATGCGGATATTCAAGCCATTGAGGTTTTAATTAAAGAAATTGAGGATAAACAAGATGATTAATCTATCTGAATTTTTAACACAGGGTTCAATTTTTACATCAATCAATGCAATTAAACCGTTGCCGTTTTTAGATGGTGGGCAGGCGCTTGTGATGGATAGAATGTTATCATTACAATATGGTGATAAAACATTGTTTTCTAAAATGGTCACTTTGTCACTGCCTGAAATAGCCGAAATGTTGGTTGTTGAAAATGGTGATAATTGGGATGCAATGATTTTATTTTCTGATGAATTGCGGACAATACCACGGGGTAAAACTCGAACGTTAACTGAAACGGTTAATGATGTTGAAAATAGCGTAAATGTCACAGACAATAAAAATGTGGTTTCAGCGTTTAATAGTGATGAATTAATAGTTAACGATGGTATGTTGGGAAATGTTG